AACTTTTAGCGGAGGTTTTTTCATCGGATTGCCGATGCCGGGGAGTTCGGAAGCGTTCACGCCGATTTGAGCGATGCCAGATTGTCCGACGATTTGCCGGATTGCGTTCGCCATTGTATTAGCAGCATCTTGCCCAGGCTTGGTTCCGAGAGGCGGTTTGGGAGGATCGGTTTTCACGCCGTTAAAAGCGTTCATATAATCGTAAGCAATATCTTGCATAGATTTTACACGTGCTTCGTCGCCGCGCTTCATGCCTTCCCGAACATTATCGAATACTGCTCTAAAGTTAGCAGGCATAGGTAGAATATTCGCCACAGCCATTATTGCTCTTAAAATTAGATTTACAGTTGTAAGAAATAGTAATCCTCCTATTTGAAGGAGTCGCATACCTTGAGTCATGTAATCAATAAAAACTTGCATCCCGTATGCGCTCTTGGCAATATTTTGCGCTCCTGAAGGACCTGCCGCAGCCCGTTTGAACTGCTCCCAACTATCCATCATATTTGATATGGCGACTTCAGCCGAGTTACGAAAAATCTCCATTGCTCTTGGAAATTTCTTTTCAAACGTTTCTATAATGGCTTTTTGCGCTTTATCGAACTGCGTGATAGGACCGTGAGCCGGAATAACACCGGGACCTGCATTTTGAGCAACATCGGCTCTCGTAATACCGAAACCTCTGATAAGTCTCGCAAAGTTGCCGGATGCCCCGATACCGACCGCCATAGCTACATCGCTAAAATCCCGATTGAACATTTTTGCAAGGCCGCCCATCGCCATTAAGTTTCTGCGAGTAGGCGCAATGCCAAGAGCGTTCAATCTGACAAAGGCTTCAGTAGCGGAAGCTACGCTAAATGGCGTGGTTTTGGCGAACTGCACGATCCAATCAAGAGCCTGTTTTCCCTGTTCTTTTGAACGATAAAGCACTTCCAACTGGTTCTCGAAACGTTCAAACTCTATGGCGGTTTTAGCCACAGCTACGCCGAACTGACCTACGGCAGTCGCAGCCATTACAGCCGCAGCTACGCCTAAAGCAGCGCGACCCGCAGCGCGATTGGCGAGCATTTCATCGTATTCTTCTGTTGCCTGATTGAGTGCTTTTTGCGCTACGGTGACTTGTTTAATCCCATCTTTTTGAGCAGCAGCGAATTGAACGCCTGCATTTTTATGCGCCGCTTGACTGGCTGCTATTGCGGCCTGTTGTTGAGCGAACGCCATTGGCATTGCGCTGTCTCTGATACGCGCTTGCTTATCTAAAGAAGCATTATAAGCGTTTCGATCCATTCCAGGAAAACGAGACGATCCCGCAACTTCATATTGAACCTGCAATTGAGCCATACGGCGGGTCGTTTGAGCAACCCGCCTATTCGCAGCGATAATGGCGGCAGAGGTAGCAGCCTGCGTTCGCTGCATATTCGCAGCCGCAGCAGATTGAGCGCGACTTGCCGCTACGGAAGCGTTATTTACGGCATCCATCGCCGTTTCGAGTGTCTTATGCCCTTTAACGAGGCGCATCAATTGATCGGTAGCAGTAGATACCCCTTGAAATTCGACTCTGCTTATTAAACGATCAATAATATCAGCCATTATTTAGAATTCTTCCTCATCGCTTTTTCGTTTTCCTTCTGCTCTATTCGAGCGAAGGCTTGCATTTCAACCCACTCGGTTAGCGTCAAGTCTAACTCACTCGGATGCCGCTTCAGATATTTGAAACTTAGAGCCAAGGTCATCAGCCGGAAACGAATCGTTCCGCAGCTTTTCCTCCGCAGCGTCAACGCTTCCCGAAGTCAATCCTGAAATCATCAGAATGCGGTTTGAAATAATGGAAGCGACAGGACCGAGATTATCCAGCATTTCAAACGCTTCATCAATGGTTAGTTCGGGATCGACCATACACTGACAACAGTATGCCGCAGCGTAAATATCTCGCTCGGAATATCGCTTGCCGTTAATGCCGACGTTCTCATTGATCTTGTTCAGCTTTTCAATCTCGGATTGAATCGCGTTGAACTCAGGAGTATCGGCAACGGCGCGAATGGTTACGTCTCCGTCATATTCCGGTTTGTTGATTGGAAAATCTTCTTGATAAATACGATCCGCTTTTTTAAGAAGTTCTTCCTTGGATAGTTTTTTTCGGGCTTTGGGAAGTTCGTAGAGACTGCTCATCTATTCTCCTTATATTGCGACAGTCGTATTAACCAATAAATCGCCTTGACCTGTAATCGTGCCATTTTGCATAGTTAAACCATCAAGATTAAACGTAAGCCGCGCATCCGTAAGCAATCCTACTCCCGTATAAACGTTAGCAGGAGTCGCGCCGTAGACAGTTGAGCCTCCCGGTCGCATAATGGCTACCGCAACTTGACCGCGCTCGATTTCCGCATCTCTTGAATTTTCCGCGCCTGCACCGGGAGTAACTGCATATTGAAGCATACTAAAAGGAGCCAGTGTTTTTTCAAGCACCGTTCCCAAATCGACAAACCATTGTTTGCGCTTCGTTCGATTTTGAACGAAACCCATAATCTGAGGGTCCATTACATCATGAGGCAAAAAAGCGTTGACGTTTTCCTTGGTAAACCGAAGAGTGCAATCGGTGAAAATGCCTAGAATGTTTTTATAGGTCAGTGTCCCTGGTTGACTGCCGCCGACGTAATTTCCGACTTTCATTACAGTCACGTCGCAGGTAAACATTCGGATAGATGGATCAAGAACAGCCATAATGAATACTCCTAAGTAGTGATTATTTCAACTGTAGGAGGGCCGTATCCTACCAGTGTAAGAGACTGTTCGGCTTCCTCTCCTCCTAAAGAAAGTTCGGAAGTATCGGGAGTCATTTGACCGTAAACGCGAATTCTATCTCCATCCGTATTCGCAGGACCTTCTAAAGAGAATACGAGATTGCCATCTTCAGAATTCATTGCTGCTTCAAACAAACTCCAAGAAAGCCCGTCTCCGCTATCTTGATCGGCAGTTCCCGCAAAACGATTAACTGCCGCCGTGCAATTGACCGTCCATTCACGGCTTCTAATACGCGGGTATCGCCAGGGAGCCTCTACAGGATCGACCGCAACTTCGGATTCCATCGTTTCGGAAGAGATAGAAATTTCAAGCGTCTTGAAAAATTGCCGCAAATCGTATTGACGATCCCGAACAGAATCTTCAAGAGTTGCAGATACTATTTCCCAATTAAAGGCTCTCTTTGCAATATCTGCAAGGGGCATTTCTGTCTCCTAACTTACGGGAATGGGTTCAGGTGTTCCCCACATTGAAAAAGTTACGGTTTGAAGTTGCGGCCCATCCATTGCAACTATATCGGAAAACGTTCGGATATTCCCGCGTTGCGCGTAAGGAGTAGCCAACAAGTCAGGATTGATTGCCAATACCGCTTTTTTAAAAACAAGCCAGTAGGGACCTGCACCGATGCTTCTAAAAAGATGATAAATGCTATCGTAGTTGGAAGTTAAAACGGAACAATCCTGCGCCATTTCGACTTCGCACGTCCATTTTTGACGATATGGCAACGGATAACTTCCAGTATCCCAAGTGCCTGCCCCTTCGTCTTCCGCAATGTCGCACGTCAAACGAAAGGAGCGAAACAACGCTAACATATTATACAACCTATGATCGGGGTTGTCATAATCAAGCACCGAAAAATCCAAGATGCCGTTATAAAGCACAAGCGTATAAACGTCCGATGCGAATAGCCTATTTTCTGGATAACTATCCGGCATTTCGCATCGCCTTTCGTATCGCTTCCGGTTCTACTTTTCTGCGATATTTTCTTACGTCTTCTCCTACTTTTTGCAGGATCGGACGCGCAATCATCTTAGACGTTCCGCGCATATATTTCGCGTAAGGACGATCATTCCAAATCGAAGACGTATATCCTTGAGGCGTTTTCTGAGTATTCACATACCAACTGCGAGAGAACGCGCCGGATTGCATATTGATTTGAAAAGAAGGAAGAGGAGGCGTTCCTTTTCCTCCTCCTTTACGGTAAGGCGCGTAACCTTTGCGGGAAGGAAGTTTATAAGCGGTATTGGATGAATACTCAATGGCTTTCTTTCGAGCGTAATCCATCACGTCGTTTTCGGCGCGTTGAATCGCGGGACTAAGATTATTCATCCTATTCCGCCACCTTGCCGCAAACAAACCTTTTTGGGATATGTGAAGTCTCACATCACTCTCGATTCAATTAACTGAAAACGAAGCCCGACGTATCCGCCCATCATCGCTGTTCCCTGCGTTGGCATAACAGGCCAAGGGCGGGAAGAAGGGTTCCAACTTATAGAGACGGGAATAAGATTATTGACCTGCCGTTTTAAATGCGGATCGCGGAAACAAACCGTCACCATATCGGAAAGTTTCTCCCGCATCGTTGCTATGGCGTGTTCATCGGCAACCTTTTCCGTAACCAACCATAAATAGAGAGGGAAATCCCAGGTTATGTCCATCGCAGCAGGGCCGATATTACCGGAAACTTCTTCTCCTAGTTCTATTATGGCCCAGGGGAAAGCAAATTTACTCGGATCAACTTCCGTAGGTTCATCTCCCGCTTCAAGGATAGGCGAGTCTTCGGGAATATCCCAAACGTCAGCGATACGATCCCTTAAAGCGGAGAAAAAACACTCGAAATCGGCTCTAATCATAAGATGCCGCTATTTCCGCCGGAAGGCCGTTTAGTTTCTCAAGAGTGCATCGCCAGTATTCTTTCGGCTTGGTTTGATGCATGACAGGTAGGTTCACAAGCCAATAAGAACCTTCCTCTATGTATTTGATGATCCAGTATTGCTCAAGTTCCGTAATGGCTGCTCCTTTGAACACAACAGATTGTAAATCCACCGTCGCATCAATGGCAATGCCGAGTTCCATCCGTTCGCGGGAGCGAATTTCGTGAAATCGACATTCAATGGCTGAAGCGTTAAGCGTATACTCCGCTGTCAGCACCTTATTTTGATCGCCTATATCCTGGCTAGGTTGCCATATATCGCAGGTATGCCCTTCGCCTATCATGTAGGATCATACCCGTAAGGAAGCGGAAGGCCGGAAATCCAGGGGTTGCTAGGGTTCATCCCTGTAAAATCGGTATAAGGAAGCGGAGCCGTTTTCGTCATTACGCCGATAGCGATACCAAATCCTGCCGCATCCAATTGAAGTTCGGTTTGAAGTTGAGCCGCTACGCGGTCATACATCTTCCACCAATGATCGAAAACTTGGCTCTGTTTTTCTTCAATATCCATTTCTTTTGTATCATACCAATTCGCCGCTTCCGACAAGATGAAGTTGAGCGCGTGGTATTTTACGGAAGCGTAAAGAAGCGAAAACGTAGGATCGTCCAAAATGGTTTCGTAATAATCCCACAACAATTCCAAATCATCAGAAAATTCTTGATCGCCGGATTTGCCGAGTTCGCGAATCATCATCCGCTTCATGGAGGGAATGTCAAAACTCAACGGAGGTTCCTCCGATCAACGTCTTCGTTTTCTTTACGGATTTGCCGCAACTCTCGCCTGAAATGGAAACGGAGTAAGACGTGCCAGTAGTTAACGCGCCAGCTATCAAGACTTCCCAGTAACCGTAATCATCCGGCGTAACTTCCACTTCACCTGATTTATCCAGATAAAGGACTGTGCCTATCAGATCGGAAGTTCGACGGTATTTAATGGTAAGAGGAGATATTTCTTCCCCATAAACCGTAGGAAGAACTTCTCCCCATAAACGGCAGTAATAAAAAGGAGGATTTTCAACGGAACCGATAACGTCTTCGGACGCTCTAGGATCGAACTGATTTAGAGAATGATTTTTATTCGTGTAATACCAGTTAAGTCCGGTTCCTACGCCATTGCCAATATCTACGCCGAAACCGTCTATGCCGCTTGCATCTATCTCTTCTCGAATGGTTTCCCAACGGTCAATCGGGACATACGTTGACGGATACCCGAAACCATCGTAAGAGCGATAAGCGACCGCCGTATAAAGAAGAATGTCTTCCTGTTCCGCAAATCCTTTAACGTAATCGAGAACGCCTGCTCTCGCAATCAACCCGCGTTGTTCATCTTCCTCATCCGACATATAGTTCTTAATCATTATACCGTCTTGAAGGGTTGCGTGTGTTCCAAGCGTGGAAGCCGTCTCTCCCGTTGAAAGAGCAGGACCGAGAGTAAGTTCAGGATAAGTCGATTCCGCAAACACTTCGTAACCGTGATTGTGAACACCTATAATGGCTAAATTTTGATCGGTTCTCGTAAACGTGCCGTCGTTAAATCCGGTGTAATCTCCAGTATCTGTCGCATCGAAGTTGGCAATGTAAATGCCGTCCAGCAACTCCCCGAAAGTATCGTGAAGCGCAATTTCTTTATTTGTCCAAACGATTAAGGCATCGCCGGAATCCTTGCTAGTCCATCCGTAAACTTTCGTATTCGGAGCAATGCGTTTTAAAGCCGTAAGTATGGAAAACGTTCGGTCGATTTCATCCGCATCCGAAGGCATATTGATAATGACTTTATCAAACCGTTTCAATACATTTATCGCCGCATTGACGTAAGCGAGGCCGTATCCGCCTGAAGCCTCTCCAAGCTGAGATAACGTTCCCAAATATTTAAGAATGTTCGCTCTAGTCAACATAGTTATATGATACCAAAAAAGGGAAGGGAACGTTTAATCCCCTTCCCTCTTCACTCTCTCCGTTAGAGACTTTTAACTGTTTGCAGGCCGACCGGGACGCTTTTTCTCATCAGGATCAGGTTGTCCTGTCGCTTCGCCGGAACGTCTTGCAGGTTCAAGCGTAGCATCTGCCGCATCTGTCGGTTCGACTTCATCAGCAGGAACTTCAGTTGTCAGGTATCCGTCTTCGATCAAGCGATTCAGCTTTTTGTCGCTGTATCCCGAAACGTCAATCGGATCGCCTACGATGTTGCTGCCTACACCGGATTGCTTGATGTAGTAGGTTGATTTTCGATCTGCCGCTTCCTTGGAAGCCATAGTAATAACTCCTTTTAGGAAACGTCCATCAAGACGATGGAGCCAGGATACCAGAGAATCGGACCGCCATTGTGACCGCGATGGATTTCAATGGTAGGAGGAACCGCCTTGCCTCTCGTATCGTTCACGAAAGCGTAAGGGCCGCTTGCCCCGCCAGGATTGTTGGCATTGAACGTCATAGCGTATTCGCCCAACGCTTCGCCATTCGGACGCTGACCGACCGCCACCGCTTTGCCGTCAGGAATGAACCGAACAATGGCATCGCTGTCGTTGTTATACCAACCATCGTAAACCTGAATGTTGGCAAGTCCGTCGCCAGTGAGAATTTCCTGAAGACCGGGACGATTGTTCACAGGCTGAAGTCCGGTAACGCGCCTTCCGCCAAGGTCAGCAGCGTTTGTATTCTTCATCATGTTTCGGAACGTCGCGTCGTTCATGTAAACCGTCGCGCCTGCGCCGAAGTTGGTTCCGTATGTCGGACCAAGAGTAATGAGAGCCGCAAGATCGGCAAGGGGAGTAGCGGAAGCGATGGTTGCCCAGGTCGTTGCGTTGTAATCGGTAATGGAGAAGGTATCGGTATGCAATACCTGCCCATTCGGACCTGTTACGCTGAAAGACTTGGTTGTGAGCAGCGTCCAGCCGATATATTTGATGCGCCGAACTTCGCGTTGAGCCAGCATAGTCGTATATTTGTCGATGATGTTGTCCATCGTCATACGCTCGTTGACTGTGCCGATTTCACGCGCCAGCATCGTCATTTCGGTTTCATTCACCACCATGAACTCGCCGTAAACTCCCGGCTCGAACAGGTAGCGTTTGGAACCGAGTTTGTTCACTCTGGCAGGAGGCCCATCAAGCCCTCTCGCCTGTTGCAAACCGTAGTTGTTGTCTTCCACTTCCCATTCGAGGTAATGAGAATCCTCATTGGCAATGGGAAGAATGGTTGAAATCGGATCATCCGCCATTAACGCTTCGATCTTAACCGAAGTGATCTTGCGGAGAGTTTGTGTGGTAGGCCAAGTATATGCCATTTAGTTTGCTCTCCTTAGAAGCGGAAGATCGTGATGTTAGTAGTGCCGACATAAGAAGTCATTTCAATCGTCGCGTTCAGATCGACCAGCGCGGCGGCGAGTTGAGTAGCGTCAGGCGCGGTTCCTGCGCCCGAAGATGCGTGGCCTGCGCCGTAGTAAAGATCATCGGATTTGAAGCAACCGCCGAAATACATATCAATGTTGGTTCGCTGTTCGCCGTGAGGACCGATTGCCCCGCCTACCGTAGTAGAGTTGGCATACCAGTATTTGCCGTCCGTGCCTACAACAATGTCGTAAGGCAGGATGCACTTGGCGGATTCGAGTCCGTCAACCGGATCGGCGGGAGTATTGTTGTAGGGAGCGAACTTCATGACGTTCCCCGGCACTTCCGCATCGACCAGTTTTTGACCGAATAGCGTTCCTCTTTTGTAAAACGTGATTGCAGAAGGCAAAACCAGTTGAACCACCTGAGTTTTGACCAACTCAGGACGCATAAACGGCTCAAGTTTGCCTGCGGTAATCGTTTGGATCGCAGCAGTAGGCATTACTTGTTCTCCTTACCGAGAACGGCTCTCCCAAGAGGACCTTTTCCCATGATACGCTTGTATTCAGCGTCCTCGTCTTCAGTAGAAGCACCGGAGAACAGGATTTCTCCCTGTTGCAGTTGTTCGCCGTCTTTTCCGAGAGGAACCATATTTTTGTAAAACTGTTCGAGTTCGGCAACGCGAGAAGGCGTTTCAGCAGAGAAGGCGATTCCCGCAGACAAATCGCGCTCATCATCGGCTTGCGCCCGAAGCATACGATTTTTCAAAGCCGTCACTTGCTGTTCAACCGTTAGCGTATCCGTTCCCACGATTTTCCCGGCATCCAGTTGAGCCGTAGAAAATGCAAGGGCTTTTTCGTTCTTGAACGCTTCAAGCTGCTGTTTGAGCAGTTCGTTTTCCTTGGAGAAAGCGGGATCGACTTTCGGCTCCTCTTTCGGCTCCTCTTTCGGCGGGTCCTCCACCTTTTGAGGAGTTAGAGAAGCAAACGCCTCGCTAATCCATGTTTTGAACTCATCTTTGGTGAAGGACATATCTTCGTCATCCTTTTTGAAGTGTTGATCGTATGAGAACGCAAGTCTCTCGGAAAGAGCCGCGTCTTTTACTCTTGGATCGGGAACCAAGGAGCAAGATTTAATGGCGAGAGTTTCCGCGTCGAACAGCAGGGAAACCGTTTTGTTGGGAATAGCCACTTCCACCCATTCAGGCCATTCGGATTCGCCAAACATCAAAGTGTAGTCTTCGTTGGCAAAAGCCTTCGTCAACTGCCCTAGCTTGCCGTCGAAGATGGACGCGATTTTCTTAGCGTCCAAATGGTTGTGCGTAATCGGAACAGGGAAAGTCGTATTCTCAATGGCTTGCTTGATTTTCTCAGGCGTGAAATCAATCCCCTTGTCAGGGTAAAGTCCTGCCTCGAAAATCTTCCCGCGCCGTTTCGCGTTTCCGACGCTAAACTTTAAGCACAAATCCGACATATCAGCCTTTGTTAGTTAGTGAACAAACAAACTTCCTGCTTTACATATAGCAGGTTGGAAAAAGAAATACAACTAGGCGTTCTCTGAACTCCCACTATTTTGCGCTTTCAGCATGGGAGCCGCAGCCGTGTTCTCCAAAGTTTTCCAGTGTAATTCTTCCATTTTTTTATATGTCTCATCATTGAGCGCACCCAATCCTGTTTCCGTAAACAACTTGTTCCACATTTGAGGCGGGATCATATTCGTCATAAGGAGTTTGGACACGCCGGATGCGGAAGTCAGGAAGTCATCTTTGTTGAGGCCAGGGAGAATGATCCTGGGAACTGCGACCAATCGGGAATAATTCCTCCGAACCAATGGCTTTGCAAGGAAACGCCGGATAAAGTTTTGGGCAACCATTCTGCCATACGTGACAGGCATATTCATGATTTCCTGCCCGATGACCGGAGCGCGTCCTGCTCCTGCGCCCTTCTCCGTAGCGGCAACCTGCCCCGTAATGGCTTTAATGATTTCCTCATTGAAAATATCCAGAGCCAGTTTGAACGGCATACCGTCGTTTGAAGTCGGTTGGATCGGGTTCAGCTTCGTTCCGTTCGCTACAGCCATAACGGACGTATTCTGGAACTTGATAACTTCGGCAACCACCTTTTCAGCAGGGTCGATGACAGCCGTAGTATCAATGGTTCCATCGGCTTTCACGCGATTTCTGCGTTCAGCGTTCGGAGCCATTTCAACCCAGATAGAGCCAGTAGAAGAAGTCGCCAGATACTTAAGATACTCCGGCTTGACCTGCTGCTTGAACCACCACGCATCATAAGCCGAGCGTAAATCGGACGTGCCTCTAGGATCGCTGTCCCTCGGTTTCCAGGATAGCCATGCAAAGTGATCGCGCCAGTATTCCAAGGGAAAAACGATTTCGTTGTTGCCATAAGCGTTTATCGGCCTGAATGTATTCGGAGGGAGAGGCTGATTGATGCGAGTTCGACCTACAATCCCGATAACGTTCTTATGCACGTCAACGTAAAAACCGACTTCCTCACGCGCTTTAACTTTCAGCCGCTTGATCGTCCACGCCTTCAATCCCTTGATGCGAAGGTTGCTTTCGACAGGCGTGTTCCATACGATTTCACAAATCTTATTGCCAAGAGCCATAGCGGAAAGCATATCCGGCAAAACTTCGGTCAGGAGAGGCGTTTCTTCTATTTCCTCAAGGAGAGCGTTCTTAACGAAATCCGCGACTTCCCTATCGGCGGAACTCTCGCTTGCAGGATAGACTTCAAGCCCGCCGCCGAGGATACCATAAATCAGGAGGTTGATCGACGCTTTAACCTGAGCGTCAAGGAGCATTTTATCGTATAGATCGACTTGCAGATATTCGGTGTTTTCATCTATCGAACGAGGAAGCGTTCTTTCTTCGCCATTGTGCCAGAGGCCGTAACTCCACGAAGCGACATATTCCTTCGTCGCTTGCTCGGATAGCGGATTCAGTTCATCGAATAAGAGTTCGGGCATAGTTTAAACAAAGCGGGGAGAGAAGGAGGACTCCCCGCTTGCCGTTCCATCGTCGCAGGAGAAGATACGGGTCATCTCTGTATGATGTTTGTATGATAGTTTATTAACAAACAATAGGCAAGTTACTGCCCAAATTCCCCTAAATATCCTACGGGTTTATACGTTCTTTGAACTCCCGCATTGATCGGATACCATTTTTCCTGTCCTCCCGATACGGGTTCAACGTATTTAGGGACACAAGACCATAAATAAATAGCAGCCATGCAGAATTCTATCACGCAATCATCGAAACTTCCGCCTACCGCTTCAACTTTACGATTTTCTTTTTTCACGAAAGCGAACATTTCTTCCAGCGTTCTAAGACTATTCACTTTCATCGAACCGTCTTCAAAAAGTTCCTTACCTGCTTCAAGCATCAACGGACGGGTTCTAAGATTGGTAGGCCAACCAATCTTTTCATCTTCGTGAACGTATAAACCATTAGGACCTATTGGATAATCGGAATTGTTTTCGATTTTTTCCAATACCGCCCCGCCATATTGATTATTCCGTTCCACGATCAACGCGCAGCCTCTCGGATCGTATAAATATCCAAGTTCCATCAACATTTGAGCGAAATAAGAGGTAGGCCAGTGACCATGTATTTGAGCCAACTGCTCCCACGTATTCATATCCCACACGCTTGCTACGGAAAAATCGTGCTTCCCTAGCGAGTTCAGCCCTTCCGCAACGTCAGCCGTTATAAACACTTCCCGGCTCGGATGCGGTTCATGATAGATATGAAAATAGTTGTTTCTCAACTCCTCATCAGTGGAGAAGCTTTCCATGCATTTAAGCAAATGCGGAAACATAATCCACTCCGTTGCTGTAAGAAACTTGCTCTATCCGAGCGAGTTCTTCCCCTAGTTTTTTGTTGTTGAAGTAGGACATTCCCGAAGTTCTGAACGCTTCCTGCCAGTAGAGAGGGAAGTTTTGGGCAAACAAATCCTCAGACTCAAGTTCGGCAATCTTCCACCTTCGCCAAGCGATTTGGTTTATGGTGAGTTTCCAGTCCCGCATAAGCCCTAGTTCTTCATCCGTAATGTCTTCGGGAATGAACTCCGTTGGAAGCATGTGCCATTGTTTAGGGAAGAGTTGATATTCGGGGAAATCTTTCCAACTGTAAAACAATGGCCTGAACACGCTTCTACCGGACATAGCCTCAAGCCAACGCCTGTGAAAATCGTTCCCAACCCCTCTTGCCGTCGATTCGATGATGATATTTCCGCCCATCGGAACCGCGTTCATTAGACCATCCGCTACGGCTTGCATGGCTCCATCGGGCCAACGCGGGATTTCTGTTAGAAGCACGTTGTTGACGGTTTGAGACGCGCCGAAGTCTGCGCTTCCTGCCGTTCCTACGAGGATAGAGGCTTGGATTTCAGGCCAGAAGAGTTCATACTTTGAAGCGGTTCCCGGTTTGCCGAAGCGTTTTTTCACATGAACGGGGAGCATTTCATACATCAACCGGACTTTTTTGAAGAGTTCGACCGTTGAAGGCAAATCGTGAGCCATGATAATGGTTTTCTTATACCCGGTGTGCAAGGTATCCATAAAATACAAACCAACCGTATTCGTAGAAAACCCTAACTGACGGCTTTTAAGAATGATCCTCCGAACACCGGAAAGTCCTACTGCGCACGTTCGCCAGTCTATATCTCCGAATACGTTGTCATTGAAAGCCGCTTGGATACTGTTCGGATAAAACCGTTTAAGTCCCGCTTCTTTAGTTGAAATATACAGATCACCGTAGGAAAGCGGCAGAATAGCGGCGAGTTCGGACGGATTCTTTGCCTTTAGTTCTTGGTAAATGGCTTCAGCGTATGCTTCGGGATCGAAATTATCCATTATTTACCGAATTTCGTCAAAGCGTTTCCAACGTAAAAGAACAACGCGATAATTGCGAAAATAAGCCCGATAACAACTCCTAATGTAAATACACCTAAATCCATCAATCCTCCTCCCGGTTCATCGCATCAACCAATTCCGGTTTCGGCAGTATCCGAGTAGGCATCCCGGCTTGAAGTTTCTCCCGATCCTCCAAAGTCCTTGCAACGACGGCGGCTCTCACCTGTTCCAATTGATCGGGCTTCAGATTACCCTCCTGCTCCAAAGCCGCGAATACCGTATTGTAAGTAATGCTAATCGGTTGACTGTCTATCTCTCCCAACTCTTCTCGCTGTATCTTCGTCAATCGCTCCCAAATAACGATCATTCTTTCGAGCGTAGTGATTTGATCCCGAAGCGGAAGTTCGTCCATCCTGCCAACGATCTTTACCGCAAGTTCCGAAGATAGTTTCTCAACAACGCTAATGTTCTTATTGATGAACGACATTCGACGGAGTTTAACGTCTCCGTGATTTTCCATATATTTATCGGCGTATTTATCATGCAAAGCGGTAATGGCGAGTTTCAGCCGGAACTCCCACTGATACCGCTTGGCCCACTCCCTGACTTCCTCAGCCGTATAAATCTGCTTGTAGATTGCTCTTAGTCGTTGCGCTATAGTATGATAGTCTATAGAGCCGTTGTCATCTACGCCCACTTCAAGCGCAAGGCAAAAGGCGTTGTAAGCGATTAAGGGTTCTTCGGCGTGTTGATTTAAGATTTTCATAAGACGATGATAGCAGATTCTTTGGGATGAGGCTAATATGGCTTGGAACAATGCGGATAGAGACGATTTCGATGAAAGATTCGACCGCGCCCTTTCCCCCTTAATCGACGCGCAGGCTCTACGCGATTTGCTTGAAGAAACCGTTCTCTATAAAGACGGCCCCGTTATTCCTCTTTCCAAAACCATTGAGAACACGCTAACCACCGAAGCGGCGGCGGATGAAAGAGCAGCCGCTATTCAAGCCCTTATCGCTGCCGCGCCTGACGGCGCAACCATTCTCGTAGATCAAATGTTTGAACTCGCTTCCACCGATAGAAGCATTGTCGGAAGGCTTGATTTCTCGGAAGCCTCCATTCGACTAGACGACCGAAACAATATCACCTTTCAAGGGTTGGGACCGCACACCGGATTTAAGCAATTCTCCGAAAACAACAATAAAATGCTTCGGTTTCTGGATTGCCACAACATCGTTTTCAGAGATATGAAGCTGGATGGTTCGGAAGATACGCTCACTGACGATTCGGACATTTCCGAAGGCGTATCCGATTACCGCGATTTGGTTTTAATGGAAGATGAATCAAGCGACTTTACTTTCGAGCGCGTTGTATTCACCCGTTTCGCCAATACTGCCCTTGTCGATAAGACGGACGTAACCAAATCACTAGAC